TGCTTGAGTTTACACAGATCTCAGTGCTGAACGTCATGTGCTACAGCCTGACGAAGCGGATCCGCTACTTTGACGACCAAGAGGATGCGTTGCGGGTTGAAGCTAAGAACCTCATCGAACAGGCACAGAATGGCGTTGAAATCTGGGAAGGTAACTTCACACGGGTTAAAGACAAGCTCACACGGATTCAGGATTGTAAGCACGCTGCTGAGTTTGCACTGAACGCATTTGTTGAACGGCACGACATCCTTTCCAACAAGCCCTTCAGCTACAATGCTCCCGTTAACTTCAAGACTGCTGACCCGAACAAACAAACTTCGACAGCAGCATCCGAGCTAGCCAGCATGATGGGTCTCTCGTTCGAACCAAGACGCTCTAATGGCACACTTTAATTAACTGAGGGATGGGTGTCTTAGACAGGCACTCATCCCTTTTTTTCCGTTCCGTTACCTGTAATGTATAGAGCACACCTATCAGCACTCGCGCTCACAGAAAAAGGCGCAAGGCTGGGGGAGGAGAGTCACATGCACTTGCGCTTGAGAAAAACTGACCGACAAAAGTTGGCAGCAGTAAACTAAATCACACAGGAGAATTGATATGAACGCAGATATGTTTAACCATGCCTTCATGCTTTATGTGCATGGTATTATCACTGAGCGTGAGATGAACTACATGCTCGAAGAAGCAGCAGACTATGTGGATAATAACTATGAATATCTTTGAGATGATCAGTATGTTGATGTGGTTATTCCTCATCAGTGCAGCAATAGATTACTTTCTGCTCATGCCATAAGGAGACAGCAATGATTATTAGTATGCGATCAGAAGGACAGGAGATCGAGCATGAGATCCGTAAAGACTGCATCAAGTGGTTAACGGATCAAGAGTTCGAGTATCTAAAATCCATGAACGATAAAGACTTCTATCAATGGGTTCTTCATGACATGGAAGAACGCTTTGCAGATCACGACACACCAACGCTTGAAATGATTATCAACATTATAAAGGAAGGCAACAATGACAACGAATCGTGAACAACTGATTGCCAATGAGGCAATGTGCGCTATGAAATCATACATCGTAGAGATAGTTAAATCACACTTCGATAGTGGTGATATGACTGAGATGAATGATCACATCAGAAAGATAGTAAGAGAAGTAATAGAAGATCACTATCTTGGAGAAGATCGTATCCGTGAGATCTGTGAAGAGACAGCACAAAGAATTGCAGAAGAAGAAGTATCTAACATTGATGCTGAATCACTTCTTCGTGGCATGACTGTTGAAATTACATTCGGCTAATCAACCAAACATACAGGAGAACTACCATGAAAACTTACATGATCATCAGCACAAGCTGGTCAGACAAATGCGTTATTGAATTTACTGGCAAGAATGTTGAGGCGTTCAATCAACTGTTCAACTCGCAGACTATGTATACTGAAGAAGGATGGGGAACATTGCTTGAGACCAACAGCAAAGGCAAGCCAGTTCCCCCACCATCAATTAAGTTAGCAACTCAGTCTGAGGTCGATGACATGATTGCCAAGGGAAAACTTGAACGAGAAGAAAAGATCAGGGCAATGCTTGATGTGGTCGAGGAGAATGAAGCAGCAGAATAATATCTCTTGCCTTCACTGCGGTAGTGCAGTAGCATTATCGCAGTGGAGGTAACTATGCTAATCAACTCATACGTTCTTCAGTTAGAACTAAAAGCCTACCAATACGGAGTAGATCTAAAGTCTGCATTTAAATTAGCAGGGGTGCCAGACAGCACATTCTACAGGGTGAAATATGGACAAGACATGCGACTCTCTACAGCACTCAAAGTCTCTCGCGCTCTGGAAGAACTCCGTGAAAAGGCCAAAGAAAGTTTCAATGAGAACACCAACATTAGTTGAAGAAACATTCTATAAAGATCTAATCACTGAACTCATTCGTGAACGAGAGAGACAGGGATTAAGTCAGGAAGAATTGAACAATGACATTGGTGTTTCAAGTGGGCTAGTCAGCAAGTGGGAAAGTGGTGTTAGATTGCCATCGTCCTTCTACATTATGTGCTGGTGTCTTGCTCTTGATTTGAAACTAGTAACGGCAAAGGTAAACTAAATGGCTCGTCCTAAAGGTTCTACTAATAAAGTTTCGGCAGCAGTGCCATCTCGCAAAGGTAAATACAATGCTCAAGGTGAACACATTAATGGGCATTGGTTTGCATCTGGCGCAGAGGGTAAACGGTATCTGCAACTAATAGCAATGGAAGAGCAAGGCAAGATAGGTAGACTAGAACTCCAACCTGCCTATCAAATCATGGTTAAAGGTAAACACATTGCTAACTATAGAGCTGATTTCCGTTACGCTGTACTTACTGATAGTGGGAACATTAGTAACATCATTGTGGAAGACGTAAAGGGTATGGTCACAGACGTATACACAATGAAAAAGAAACTTGTTGAAGCACTGTATGAGTTACAGATCAATGAGATCCCAGCAGGAAAGGTCGAGCATTGGATTGATAAACTACCATAGGAGAATGTATGACTGAGTTATATGCGAATAGAGATCCAATAAACTATATGGTTCCCGTACCAGACTGGCTAAAGACTATCATATCAGACGATCTTAACTACAAAGTTACCTATCTAAATATGAGGCACAGTCTGCCAGAAGAAGCAGACATTATAGAAGTCGAGCAGTCTCTTGTCGCCGCCGTCCTCTCTATGAGGCGGCTCCAAGATCCAGCTTCGACAGATGAGATTGATCAATCATTGCAAGCAATAGCCCGTGTGTTCAGAGCACAAGTGCCTGATGGTATGGGTTATCAGATCTATCTGCAATCATTGCAATCAGTTCCATCCATCTCTTTCAAGGAAGCATGTCGCAAGATTTGTCGTGAGCACAAGTGGCCTAACATGCCATTGATTGCTGAGTTCATGACGGCTGCTGCACCCATAACAGATAGACTAGACACATGGGTCAAGCGATTTACAGCAGCAGAAAATAATCTAAAGCGACTGAAGAAACTTGATTGACACAACTGCGAATATGCTACACAATACACACTATACACAAAGGAGACTAACAACTATGGCTATTACAATGAACCGTGCAAACGGCATCGGCGGATCTGACGCAATGCGTATCATGTCTGGCGATTGGAACTCTCTCTATCGTGAGAAGCTAGGCATCGACGAGCCAGCAGATCTGTCGAATGTATTCAAAGTCCAGCTTGGTACATGGACAGAATCCTTTCATCTTCAATGGCTTGCACGTCAAAACAATCTTGAGATTGATGTGTGCATGGGTCGTATCGAACATGAAGATGAGCCTTGGATGTTTGCCCATCTTGATGGTTGGGTTAAGTCAGAAGATACATTCATCGAGGTCAAACACTCTGGCAGTCATGCAAACAGCCACGAAAAAGCGCGTTACTATATGCCACAACTTCAACACTATATGATGGTGACCAAGAAGAGACACTGCATGTTCAGTGTAATCTGCGGCAACACAGAACCTAACATGATCCGTGTTGATTATGATCCTGAGTATCAGCTGCAATTGTTCAAGATGGAGAAGGCGTTCTGGTGGCATGTCCAGAATAAAGTCGAGCCTGAGATTGTCCCAAACGCAGAACTCCAGCGCATCGAAAAGTCCGTCGAACTTATCCCAGTAGATAACCTGATCGTTGTCGATATGGAAAACAATAACGAATGGACAAGCGCAGCTATCGACTATGCCGAGACTATCAATGCATCCAAGAAGCATGACGCAGCCAAAGAAACATTGCGTGGTCTTATCGCTGACAATGTAGGTGAAGCCTATGGTGTTGGCATTATAGCCAAGCGTGACAAGCGTGGTCGTGTATCCATCAGAGCAGCCAAGGAGAAGTAAGATGGATCAGTCATTCAAACTCTATCGTAAACATGCACAGCCAACCAGCATCATGGCAGCAGAGGCGATCTATCCTCAACTGTCTATCTTTCATAATCGTATCATTGATTATGCACGTGAGGTTGGGCCATCAGGTTTTACAGATGTTGAAATGAATGAGCATTTTGGAACTATCAAATCAACCTATCGAGCAAGACGTTCAGAGGCAACAAGAGAAGGCATCATTGTTAACTCTGGCGCAACTCGTAAGCACCATGCAGATACGTATGGTAGAGAGCACACTGTCTGGGTTCATAAGGACTATAAGCCATGACAATGAATGAGATCGAAGCCTATCTTGAAGACATAGCAACTGAACTATTGTTCTCTGATGTCAAAGAACTTGTCAAACTCGGCAATGATATAATGAGAAAACTACAGGAGCATAGAGATGAATACGATGAGCCAGACGTAGACAATGTTGCAGATGGAGATGATGCATCTGCACTAGCGTCTGCTGGCTTTGGAACAGACGAAGACTATGGATCACACGCATTAGGATGGGAAAACGATGAGTATGACTACTAAGAATTTGCATCAGCGTCTTGCCGCAGCAATGGGCAAGGTCGATTATATCCAGAAAGAAAAGAAGCAGGGTATGCGTTACTCGATTGTATCGCATGACTCAGTAACAGCTAAGGTCCGTCCTGCTCTGTTGGCAGAAGGTATCATCTATCATATCGTTCATCTTAACTATGAGCAGATCGGCAATCGTACACACTGCTTGCTGACTATGCGCTTTGTTAACATCGACAGTCCAGATGATTGCATTGATGTCATGTCGTTTGGCTATGGCATTGACGATCAAGACAAAGGTGCTGGCAAGGCAATGTCATACGCTGTGAAGTATGCACTGCTGAAGACGCTGGGACTTGAGACGGGCGATGATCCCGATGAGAATCAGGACGCACAATTTAACAACAAGATGCTGACTGAAACTCTCGAAGTTGCAATCAGTCTGTGTGTCACGGCTGCTGATCTCAGCGATGTGGCAGGACAAATCAAGACCAATGCCGAGCACTTAGGCAAGGCAGAGATGGCAATGCTGCGTCAGAAGTATGCAGCCAAACAAGAGGAACTGAAAAATGCTGGCTAAGATTACACTCGTAGGTAACATGGGCAAGAAGCCCGAGATCAAACAGAGCAGCGATGGCAAATCGTTTGCAAAGTTTTCCGTCGCCACAACAGGCTGGTCTAAGACAGACGGCAAGGCAACAACATGGTGGGATGTGACTTGCTTCAATGACAAGAAGGCACAGTTCCTTGACAAGTATGCTGAGAAAGGCAGCAAGGTCTATGTCGAAGGAACCGTAGGCAAGCGCACCTATATGGATAAGAACGGGCAAGAGAAGATGGCAGTTGATATTATTGTCAACGCTTTCTCTGGCGAAGTCCATCTGCTTGGCAAGGCAGAGGGCGCAGAGCAGACACAAGATCTGCCGCGTGACTCTGTATCTCCAGAAGATATGCCATTCTAAAATAAGGGGGGAGCAATCCCCCCACCCACACAAAGGAGAAGACAATGGAAAAGCTGAACCCATACCAGCAAGTAACAAACACGCTCATCAATATGCTCGACGACGCAGGAGAATGGAGTCCACCTTGGCGCAAGACAGGGTTCAAGACTCCGACCAATGCTTACACATTGCAAAGATATAACGGATCAAACATCCTCATGTGCTGGGCCAGTGGCATCAACAATGGCTTTGCATCAACGCGCTGGGCCACGTTCAAACAATGGGCCATGATGGACTGCAAGGTAAAGAAGGGCGCGAAAGGAACGCCTATCCTGCGCTACAATGTATCAGACAAAGAACAGGATGATGGCACTAAGCGAAACGTAGTCTTTGCATCGACAGCATATGTGTTTAACGCAGAACAAGTGGACGGTGAGCGGTCATTGGAACCGAAGCCGCCAAGTAGCGAAGGGGCCAATGAACGCAATGTGGAGATCGAGTCGTTCATCGCTGCAACCAATGCAACCATCTCATATGGTGGCGAGACGGCTTGTTATATTCCCTCGGTAGATAAGATCCTTATGCCAGACATTGATACATTCCATAGTGCTGGTCACTTCTACTCAACCTCATTCCATGAGTTAGTGCATTGGACTGGTGCAAAGAATCGACTTGATCGTGAACTGTCTACCAAGTATGGAAGTGACAACTACGCATACGAAGAACTTGTTGCCGAACTTGGTGCTGCGTTTCTCTCAGCAGACTGGGGCATCTCCAACAATGTGCGTGATGACCATGCCAAATATCTTAATGGCTGGCTCAAGATCATGAAACAAAACAGCACTGCCATCGTGAGCGCGGCATCTCTTGCAAGCAAGGCAGTAGAATATATCTCAGACTTTAGTATGAAGAAGAGCGAGGCAGCATGATTACCGTAAAGAATATAGCAGACATCGTAGCAGAAGTTACATGTACAGAAATCAATGACATCTTCGCAAAGAAGCGTGATCGTGTAACAACATATGCTCGTGCTCTTACAGTGCATCTGTCCTATGATGTTGCATCAATTGGCAAGTCACGCATTGCAAGATCGCTTGGCGTTGACCACTCGACAGTTATTGTGGCCTTGCAGAAAAGCAAAGATATAATTGCCAAAGATCCAGACTCTCTACAAGCAGAACACTTTGACAAGGCATATAAACTAATTGTCAGTCGCTACTCCAAAGACATTGTGAATAGGATTGATAAACTTAAATGCAAGGAACTGATGGATGAGTTGGCTCTTGTCCAATTTGCATTGAAGCGTATCATGGAAGAACTGGAAACAATCAGCTTTATAAGGGACTAACATGAAAAAAGAAGACGTATTGCGTATGGCATTTCAAACTCTTGAACAACGCCAGCAAACATATGGCGACCCATATGAAGGCATAGCACTAATGGCAGACATGCTATCAGCATATCTTGGTGTTGACATCGAACCGCACGATGTATGTATCATCGAGATTATCCAGAAGGTATGCCGTCTTAAACGTCAAGATGGCGATCATCTGGATTCTTGGATTGATATTGTTGGCTATGCTGGCATTGGATCAGAGGTGGCAGATGAAAGGAAAAAAGAAAAAGTTTGTTTTAAAGAGTACCTACGCAAAGAGTTTGGAATGGAAGATCCATCATCCAAAGATATTGCCGAGCCGAAAGGCAAAGCCTAAGCGTCAGAAAAATAAAGAAAATATGGATATACAAAATGGAACAGACAGTTGATCTTGTCGATCATTATAAAGAAGTAAGGCAGAGACTTAACCAAGCAGGATATAGATATGCAAAAAACAAAGAGGTAAACAAACTTCTAAAGGTCAAGCAGACAGCAGAAGACATGGTTATGCTTGTCAATTTAGAGAGAGAGATTGTTAATGATCTCAAATCTAACTGGAGATTGATCGTAGAAAAGATTGCCATGCGTATAGACAGGCCAGTTGAAGAGTTCCTTAAAAGCAAATCAAGAGAACGCAGTCTGACATTCGCAAGGCAAGAAGCCTACTATCTTCTTCGCAGACAAACAAACATGTCACTGCCACAGATAGGCAGGAAGTTTGGCAAAGACCATACAACAATCCTCAGTGGCTATCTTGCACACATCAAAAGGAATAAGTTAGAGCAATGACTGGATTCCAAAGCAAGCGCATGGCTGTCAATCCTTGGATTAACAATGACATTCATAGAAGCAAACCAAAGATTGTAGAACCAAAACCAAAATCAAATCTCATAGTCGTGGTTAAGAAACAAAGACCATACCCTACCAAAGAGCGGCTGCATGAGTTGTTTATTTTAGATGGCAATCAGCTTGTGCGTAAAAAGCCACACCATAAAGAGCGATCAGACAGAACGGCTGGCTACATAGCAAGAGGCAAATGGTATGTGCTTGTTGATGGAAAGCAGTGCATGATTGATAGGCTAATAAAGATCTTCAAGGGAGAAGAGTGATGGATATTGTTACAAAACTGGAAGATGCCTATGCTTTTTTAGGCGACCCGCTGCACCGTGAAGCCGCTGACGAGATTGAACGGTTGCGTGAGCAAGTAGAATTTGAACGCGCATCATTGCAAGCGGCGTTTGGTGAATTAACCAAGTTAGATAAAGACATCGAGGAGCTGAAAAAAACTATCGAAACATTAGAGGAAGAAGTCTATGTTCGTACCAGTGATCTAACTCACGTTTTTGTCGGTATGAACCACAAGGAATAGTTATGAGCGAATCAGCGCAGATGTATATCGGTGGCCTTCTTACAGGAGGCGTATTGTATTTTGCTGCGCAGATGATCCTGCTTACAATCAGAATAGATATTGACCGCGGAAGACAGGTCGGCCTCTTGCCATCTCACAAAACTCAGGAGGAAGTAGATGACCATCTTCGTCAAATGTTAAGAGAACAAATCCTTCCACTACACGAGACGGGCCACCTTCTGTATATTCAAATGCAGGTGATTTTGGATCGCCTAGCATCCCTACCTCAATTCCCCAATGAGAGCCATTACGATTCCGAACTGCGTAAACTTGTAACTGATGAGTATGACTCGTTACAATCGAGACTCCTGAATGAAGTGCATTGTTCCATGCAGCGTGGATGCCTCCACGAAACCGATGACGAACCTCAACCTCATTCAACATCACAGAGTAAGTCATCTTCCAATTAGGGAACCTATCTTGCAAGCGACCAGCATAGTCTTCTAACTCTGGTGCATTGTTTGCAAGATAGTTATCTATCCGCATATCATGGTTACCAATAGTCCAATGAGTATGCTCTGCGAATGGAAGCATTTTAAGCCATCTGTGCAGTTCATCAATCTCATCAGCCAGTTTGGGTGCTCTGCTGCCAAGCATCTTGCCATGGCGGCTGACACGAGCACCATCCAGCATGTCACCATTAAGAATGATGCAATCAGGACGAGTCCTCTCTGCTATATTACAGAAGGCTTTCCACATAACTGATGGGCCAACAGGCCAGACATGTGCATCGCCACCAATTAGAGCAGTCTTGTTTGCCATATCAATTGAGAAAGATTGAGGATAGGTCCAATCAATAGCTGGCTTAAAGTCTTTCTCATCAAGAGTTTCCTTAGCCCTAGCAAGTCGGCTACGAAATGTTTCTCTTGGGATCTTGTTAAGTTTGGCTGCCAACGCAAAGTTCTTATTGGCATCAACATAAAGCTGCATCGTGTGACGGAGCAGTTGCTCTGACATTCGTAAGCCCATTATGCAAACCTATTGTAAGCTGCTTCCAATTTGGTATCGTATTGATTCGTAGCATAAGCAGGACCATTATAACCCTTGGCAAACCCAGCCCAGTCTTGAGCCTTTAGTTTAGTTAGCAAATTTGCGTTCTTAATAAAGTTCAGCATGTGTTTGAGTTGCAGTTCTTCAGACTCCATAGCCTGATCAACCATTTCTTCAACCGACACGCAGCCAGCAACAGCGTAGTTGCTACCCATTACCTGACCCATGCCCCATGAAGTAGAAAGCAGAGCCTCGCGTGGTGCTATCTCATATGCTGCTTCAATCTCTTGATAGACTGCACTCGATCCTTTTGGATATGGCAGCGTACCCCATTTAGGATAAGCTAGCTTCTTGGATACAGCTTCATCTACCAATGCCTGATCGTAGTTAGCCTTGATATATTTATAGAAGTGATGGCGTTCAAACAAAGCCTTTGGCCTACCATACGCATCAAACCCACTACCAGCAGACTCAACGGCAATGACAGCACGAAGAGATGCCAGCTCAATGCCAAACTGTTCAGCCAATTCACCAATGCTCTCAAGATCAAGTTTAACTGCATCGCCTATGAAGTTCATTTGGTAAGATCCTTTGCGGTAAGTGCATCTGTCTTTGCTTTGCTACCAGCACTTGAACCAAAATAGAACTGCATTACGCCAGTCCATGCTGTCCCAAGAGCACCAAGCATATAGATAAGAGTCTCGCTTCCAGATGGAGGCGCACCTCTAACTAAAAGCCAGAACAGGATTCCAAAGAAGCCAATTGTTACAATGATGGTAAGAATTTTAGGAAGCCAGTCTTTGGTTTCCATCTGCATCTTACGGGCAGAATCTCTATCAAGAGCAGAGATCTTCTCAAGATCAATATCAAGTTCTTTCATCTTGAGTTTGAAGGATGCGTCTGTTTCTTTGAGCTTCTGCAATTGCTCTGGCGTTGCGCTCATTAGAGCGGCTGGGACTTCTGATTCGCTTGCGTCTTGGTGACCAAACATCGCTTCCGAGAGAGTCTTCACTGCCAATCCAGCGAGAGGGCCACCAAGAGCAGTCGCTACCGTAGGAGCTAATTGAGCCAAAAGGCCACCGATTTTTGAGAGATCCATTCATCAATCCTCACACAAGGTTATAGTGAATAGCAAACCATAACGCCCAGCATACCATTGCAAGCAGTATCATACTGAGAACAATAGTAAATCCTACCTCGATCATATACTCTATTCTCTCGGCACGTTCAATTGCAGCAATCTTCATTTCTTTTCTGATACGCACGACATCACGCTGGATCTGTTCCCAAGCGCGTACACCATAGACTTGAACTATTTGTGACTTAACATCACGCTCGATCTTCTCCGCTTCCATCTTGGCAGCAAAGGCTTCAATAGCACGGGCTTCCGCAGATCCACCTTTACGCCAACCTTTTGGCTGCGCTGCTATCTGGGTGAGGTGAGCCACCCCATTCATAATGTCTGATAGTTCTTTGGCGACAGAGACAAGTTCCTTGCCTACGCCAATCGCAGTCTTAACAGTGGCAGCAGTTGCCTTGATAGTAGCTAAGACTGTTAACGGGTCCATTCATTACTCGCCTCTGGCTTCCCTGATGGCAAGATAGATACGGATAACAAGCAGCACGAGGCCACCAATAAGAGTAAAGAGTTGCAGATACTCATGCATATGGATGACCCACAAGGGCATAGTGATAGCACCAGAGGCTACCGCTGAGTCTATGATCACTCGTGTGTCATCCGTTGTCATGGCTTACTCGTATTGGATGTTGATTGTGCCAGCATCAAATGTGTCTGTGCCGTTAACTGTGGTGATACGAACACGGTCAAGAACTGCACCCAATGCTAATGACCCGTTTGTTAAAAGTGAATATGTTACGGCAGGAGCAGCCATTGTGCCGCTTGCAACCCAAGTATTTGTGGAAATGTTAAACACTGACAAAACACCCGTTAAATTTCCAGATGCCGTATCCATTTTTATAAGAAATCCAGAAGTGCTTGTAGATGTTGCAAGACTAACAGCAGAAAGTGTTGTTCCGCTGCTAATATAACCAGTTGTTGTAACAGAACTAGACCCAATTTGAACTAAATAGTTACTTGTTCCGCTGGTAGAAACACCATTAAAAATAACAGAGATACGTTTTATCCAAGAGGGTATACCCGTAAAATCAATGCTAGTGCCACTAGTAGACGCAACAGCAGTGCCAGACACCAGCATCAAGTTGCCAGCAGTGCCTGTGACAATGCCAGCGGTAGAAATCCGCATTTGTTCTGTGCCATTAACTATAGCTACTAATGGCAAATTAGTATTAGTGCCTATATACCCAGCAGTAGCGTCTTGCCCAATAGATGTACTACTTGAACCACTTGCAGTGCGAACTTCTGTATAACCAGAAGCGCGGTAGTTAGTAATCGAATTACTCGCTGGCGAACTTGTCCCAACCCCTACATTGCCAGACGCATCCCAAGATGGCGCACCAGTAGAAAGCATTGAGTTTGGTACTTGTGTCAGTGCCATGATCTTATCCCTTTACAATGTTCACAAGGCGAGTGTTTGGCTCTAACGCCTCAAACCCATGCCATTGACCAACTTCCCAATCTAATACAGCACCAGCAGTTGCAATAGTTTCCCATGCGCCATCAGGGCCAAAGGCGCGGACTGACCCACGCGCTACAATGCTGATATGAATGTCGTGTTTCCCATGAACATGTAAAGGCAACTCATCGCCTTCATGTTCGAAGTCGTAGATCACACCAGTCAATTTGCCGATGGCAAGTGGGCGTTCATGCAACGACATTTGGACCAACCTGTTCTGGTGGTGGAGGAGGCGGCACATACGCAGCGATAGGACCATAATTACCAGCAACAAGTGCGGCATGAATAGCCCTACCGTGTTCTTCCACATCGTTTGCGTCAGCGGTAAACGGCACTTCGACTGGCACAGTGTCAAACTTCACCATACAATCAATGCGTGTGCCTGTTTCGTCGGAGTAAATGGGAGAATGAATTGTTTCAACGATGCTCATATTATGCAACCCTTATAAAAGTAGTAACAGCATTACTACATCCTGATGCCGCAATAGTTCCCATTGCCTGCCATGTTCCAGATGGTACCGCACCAGTTGTTCCTCCCAATGATCCAGTTTGACCAGAATATTTTAATCCACTGCCTGCATATGATGTTCCAGCAGTAAACCCAACATTTATAGCCCCTGTTAAAGTTGCATAAGTTCCAACAGCACCTAGTGTCGTTACCAGTGCAATGGTCCCACTGGTTGTAATTGTGCCGCCTGACAAACCTGTGCCAGCAGTAATAGAACTAATACCAGCAGATCCCCATGAAGGAGCTGCGCTAGGACCACCAGAAATTAGAGCCTGACCAGATGTGCCGTATGTTGCGCCACCAATGCCAAGCTGGCCAGCAGAACCAATTAAAAACCGTATAATATTATTAGTCGCAAAACTTAAAGAGTATGCGCCAGTAGACCCAACAATTAAAGGGTTTGGTGAATACACATATCCATTTGTTGCGTCAGAATGAAGATAAAGCGGTACAGAAGATGCAGCAGAGCCAACAATAGATACGCGATACCCTGCACCTAATGAAGTTGTTCCAATTCCTACGTTAGCAGACGAATTCCAATACAATCCACCAGTAGATAATTTAGCTGGCGTAACTGTGCCATCACTAGGTGTGCCAACAGGAAGTGGCTGGGTCCAAACGATCTCAACATTGCCAGTTCCAGAAGGAGGGGCTGTCGAGAAGGTAATGGTTGTTCCAGATTGACTGTATGTGGCCTTAGACTGATACACACCGCTTACATAAACGGCTGTGTTATTCTCAGTGCCGGGGTCTCCAGATAGTGTAAAAGCAGTCTGCGAGCCAGTGCCATTGAAAGCATCAACCACAACATTGGTTGAGCCAAGGCCAGAGGTTGCGGCAAACCATTGATTGGTTTCAAAGTCAGCAACAAAGGTTGTCTGAGTGTACTGAGAGCCAATGCTTGCGCTGGTCGCACCATTGATCGTGTCAGAGCCAGAGCGAGAGATAGTGACAGCATTGCTATCAGCAGTCCATTTAACAATGGCAACCTTGAAGCCATCAGTGACAGTGCTGATCTGTGGTAACGTAATTGTTACCGCACCAGAGGTAGTGGTTACGCGGATTAGGTCGCCAGCGTCAGCCAGCACAACCGTGTAGTTTGCACTCTTGTCGATGACGGCAGAGTAGAGGCCACCAGCAACCGTAGCAGCCGCAAGAGCAGCAGAGTTAGATGCAGCAGTTGCACTATTTCCAGCGTTAGTTGCGCTGGTAGATGCACTAGACGCAGATGATGCCGCATTGGTAGCAGAGGTCGAGGCATTAGAAGCCTGAGTTGTAGCCGTCGATGCACTAGAAGCTGCATTTGTGGCTTGAGTTGTAGCAAGCGTAACCTGAGCAGCAGCTAGTGTGACTTGAGCCGCACCGTTTGTTGTCGCTTGTGTTGCACTTGTTGCTGCATTTGTAGCACTTGTAGACGCAGCAGAGGCACTAGATGAAGCGGCAGAGGCACTAGCAGCGGCTGCACTTGCGCTTGCAGAAGCAGCATCAACGATCAGATCCCATTTAGCACTGTCAGCATTAGAACTGATTGGCTGAGACCCAGTTGAAGTATGCGCTGTTTTGCAACGATAAATGTTATTGTTGCTAGTGTCAATGATCCTCGTGCAAGCCAGACTACGATCCCTGCAACTATAACGGATAACCCTGCCGCTCGTGGCTTCTACACAGCAGTAGAACGCGCAAAGTCTCGTATGCCAGGAATGTCTGAGAATGTTGCTGAATC